ACAGCAACAGGTAAACGTCCAACGAAACCAGTATTTGTTTTGGTCAATTCACCTTGCAGAGAGGTGGGCAGTCTAATGCCGTAGCGAATGTTTCTCTTGCCCTTGAGCAACGCCAAGTCGCCACCAATCACCTCCATCCAGCGTGGGTCGAGGATTGTGTAGCCTACTGGGATTTCGTTTGTCTTGAGTTTGGCAATTGTTTTGATACCGGCGAAGGCTGTGCGGACTTTGTCCTCACGCAGCACGTTCATTGTCTTGTCTGGCAGGAATGAGGTAAGGCGTTGCACTGGAGAATTACCCGACTTATACAACATGTTGGCCATTCGCTCCGAGCGTTCTGGCACATTAACACGTTGCCCCCATTCCCTGCCAAATTTCTCTACACGACCTTTAGGGTGGTTGATGGTAATGCCTTTGCAGCAAAAATCAGCCATCATGTCGATGACATTGTGTGCAATCGGGAACTTTTCATAAGCCCGAATCGATTTATTCATATTCTCGCGGTCTTCATACAGAGACTCGGCGAGAGACCAATTTCGGTCTAGGTCACAATCAGAAGTGTAGCTTCTGTCACGTCGACGAATGATGTCGTTGCCGGTAGAACTCGAAGCATAGGCCCGTTGGGCGGCTGCGGCAGCCTTGGTAAGACCTTGAGGGTCGTTATTATCCCAAGTCACAAAAGCTACTGCTGGTTCGTATTCGATAGTTTTTGCAGGCATTCCGTTAATCCGATTACAATTCAATTAATCTACACCGGCCTTACTGATAGCACGTCCATAAGACATACCAGCCTCTGCCAAACCTTGTTGAAACCAGGCTGGACCGCCCACATAAAGCTGTTGAGAACGCTTCTCTTCCTTTTTCTTCCCAGTTGGAGATGCAAAACCACCCACAGTACCGTCATATGGCACAGGAGGTTCAGTTCTAGCAGCAATACGGGCACCCATATTAGCCATGAGAAGGGCACTATAACGGTCTTTTCGAAGACGCCCTTTTTTACTCTGGCCAGGAATCATCTTGTCTGGAGTATCCCACCGCTCTAAACCGTTTGGAGTAGCTGAAATAACAATTGTTGATAGCTCATCCTTTAGCTCTTCGATTTCTAACATGCAACTTTCGAGGGTATCGGCCTTATAGTGGACCGTTTCACCGTCTTCATTGACGACAATACGGCCAGCTTCCTTGTCTTCGAGTTCAGCCATACCTAGCAGGAGAGTGTCGATGCGTGGAAAGAGTAGGACTCTGTCTTCCATGTCCTTTTTCATGCCGTGGTTGGCTTCTGAGACCCATGCGTTGTCACGAAACTGCACAAGTTCTAAGATATGGTGCCCGGGCTTACCATCGGTATCCTTATATTTCTTCGGGTCGGGGTCTGGAACCTCGTAGATTGGCAATTCGCCTTCTTGGAGCTTGTCTGGGTCACCGAAAGCTTCACGAAGTGAGATACCACCACCACCAGCGTCGACGAGCATACGCTCGCACGGGAACACTTTCATCAAATCGCGGAGTTTGCGGGTGCAATAGCGATAGAAATCGTGTTCTTTGGTCAATCCCTTCTTGAGTTTCTCTCGATGGTCGGACTTTTGGGTAGTCCAACAGAAGACAATACGTCGATGCTCAGGCCAAATCTCGACAATGACGATAGCAAACCGGTCTGACTCAGACGCTGGGTCAACTCCGTAGATATAACGACGTCCAACCGAGCCTTGAATAGCTGCTGAGAACTCAACTTTACCGCACGATGCAAAAGTAGGTGGGTTCATGTCGTCTGGATTACCAATAACCGCCTTCTCGATAAGCGAACGACGGAAGAAACCGTCCGAATCGTTGGCAAAGCAATTATGGACAGTTACATTAGAAAGCGAATAACTTTCATCTTCCTCTACATGTAGGTTGTAAACAGGACCAGAATAATGTTCGAAGTTCCTATCTTTTACATACCACTCAAATCTATCCTCATATACGTCGCATGAGTGTGATTCTCTGCCATCTGTCGATTCAATATCGAATATTTGTTGCTTGAATTTACGACCTTCGGACCCATTGAAGAACAATTCATATGCTTGTCGCGTATCATATGTTTTGCCATGAAAAACAGATGGTGTTTTGGACACCTCTCTCATACCAGAAGCAATTCCAAAATACGACAAAGCCAAGCGAACTTGGCTTAATAGATTAAGTCCAACCGCTTTAGCAACAACATAATCTCGTTCTAGACTTTTGTGACCATCACCATTCCAGTATCCAATTAAGAATCCGCGTAAGAATTCTGAATTTGAGAACAAAATCTGTGGATTCACGTACTTTGTATGTGAGACACCAGGACAAATTGAACTAATCAGCTCAGCAACCAAACGCGAATTGATTGTGACATTAGCAACAGTATCTTTATCATAAATAGCTGGAGCAAAACCGAATGTGCGTTCAATCGCTGACGATAATTGTAGGACCATATCCTTCAACGACTTATCTTCGTGACCATCTAATGCAAACTGAACCGCTCTACCATCAGCTCCAACACTACCTTCTGCCGCATAGTAACCAACAATCAATCCTAAATCATGATTGAGACGTAAGACTGAGGGAATCGCGTTTTTTGGCTGTCTATCATTAGTCGCCACGGCGTGAATTGCTGATATACTAACATTGAAATCTTGACTAATAGCCGAACAGGTTTCTCCAGCACGTCTGCGCTGACGAACTTGATGAAGTTGAGCTAGACTCAGTTTCGCTTGAGATGGTCTTGGGTATAGACGCAAACTATCAAACGTGTCATAGTAATCACTAATGAAGTCACCTACACAGAACGATGTTTCTCCATTGAGTTCCAATAGTCGTTTTGCAAGTAACGTATTTTGTTGGTAGTCAGCACGACTCCAGTTTTCTCCACCTCTCCAAAACGGATGTTCAACTGTAAACTTAATTGGCTGCGGAAAACCATATGTAGTATGTGATACAATTAGACCTTCATACTGTCTATAGGTGGTGCCGGTCACCGGTCGAAATCGACCCTTATGAGTCAAAACCATATCGCCAATAGAAATATCTTCAATAGCAACTAAACCAGTATTAGTAACGACCATAGTGCCTGGTAAAGCACAAGCTCCATACTCCATTAAGAAGTGTGAGGTGTGAGTGGTTTGTTTGGCTCGAAGGATTGTTTTCTCATCCATGTAGCCCTTCGGGATGAGTTCATACGGCATTCTGATGATTGAGTAGTCACGATGACTAAAGGCATCGGAGACAGGACCCTTCATCACCTCTTCAAGCTTCTTTTTGTCGCCTTTGGTGGTGATAACATCACGATATTCCTTCCAGTAGCGGCAGAAGTGGTTAAAACTGTAGTAGGCAGTACCGCTCAACACGGACTGGTTACCACGATTCCTCTCAGCTTCCTCCTTGTCCATATCTTCGGTCCATAAGGCCAGCCGCTTCAACACACGCATACGCGCGTGGTCCTTCATGTTTTGGACCGGGTCGGCCGTCACGGAACCGAAACCTTGCACAACAACCGCGTACACGTCCTCGGGAATACTGTTATGTTGAATAAATCCATTCCCATAGAACTGATGAGTCTTTGGCACATGGAAGTCGTATAATATTCTCTCGCCAGGTAATCTTTCGACCGAACGAACTTTGAGGTGTCGAGGCGGTTTGTTTTGTTCCAACACACGACAAGCTTCGTCTTTGGTCGCGAAACGTCCTAGATACTTAGGTCTACCATTTAACCAGACCTCTACTTTCCAAAGGTCTCTAGATTTATCCCACACAACGCCTTTGTTAGCAGGATTATATGGCTCACAAGCTCTTGCTATAACTTTTTGCCATCTAGGGATGTTCAGTAACGACACTAATAAATGAGCATCTAAGCCATTGAGTCGCAACATCCATTGTTGGTTATCTGAAAGATGATTGGTGCGATGCGTTCGATAACAATACAAATCTAATTTATGAAGTAATGTCTGAACTTCTCGCACGAGCGCTTCAGAAACCGAATAATAAGCAACTCCTAGATTAGTATCAACTCCACGACTCGACCATAAAAAGGCCGAACCGTCGCCATCAAACAAGCCAGAGAGATATGACAAGACCTGAGACTTTGGAGATTGAAGTATCGACCACGGAATACGTTTGTCTTTTGCTGTATGACGTTCCAGGCCCAATTTTTCTAACTTATTACGCAAAACTAGGTCGCAACAATATACCGTATACGATTCCTTACATTCCCAGCCTCTGTCATCAGTATACATAGGCTTTGTAGTGATACCTACAGAATGGTCAGGAGATAATCTCTGTAGTATTTTTTGCGACCGAGTCGCAAAGACCAAATCGGTGGTGTGTATTGATATTTGATGTTTGCCAGACACACAACCTTCTGAAGTTAATGCTCCTAGCAACCAAGCCACATCATCATCAACTAAAATGCCCTCAGAAGTCACCGTCGTCTCGGGAAAGCTATATTTGTTTTCATGAACTAGATAATCTTTGTTGGTTAGTTCTTTTCCTAGTTTCCACCCATCTGTTGTCATTACCCGGTGAATATTAGAGCAGATAAACTCATAACCGCCTTCTGTTGTTATTTTGAACGCTTCGGTTGGTGGTGTCTTCACAAAAACATCAGGAACTATGAGACTACCATCTGATTGTTGTAGACCAAATCTGTTGGTCATATAGTCTTCGCAATCACCAATTCTCAATAAACCAGCATCAGTTTCTACTAAAGTATCCCTGTCTAAACAC